CCGCCTTTAGAAACTTTAACTTCCATAGCCCAACCATTCTCAATGAATGTGGACATGATATCTTCTTGCCAACCTTCTTTGGCATCAACCACTTCATCTGCTTGGTATAGTTTTATGTCTGTACCATCTTTATTAGATGATGCAGGTTTTGGTACTAAAATTTTATATGTCTTTGACATTTCTTTCTCCCTTAAGGTAGTGGGGGCATACACCCCCACATTCCTAGCTTAATTAAGCGTTATGCGCTGTAAAAGCGTTGTCGCCACTATGTCTAGCACCACTTCTCACAACCATCGCACCAATAGGTGTTCCGTTGGAGTGTGTTCCAGTCTTAGCGAGTACAACTCTTATATATCTGCTATTTCCGACATATTCAACACGGAAAACTCCGCCTGCTGTGTCAGGATTACCGCCTGCTGTACCATCTAATTTTAAGAAGATACCGCCTGCAGCTATAGTTCCATCTACGATGCCTGCTTGTGCAACATCAGTAAAAGTTGAGTTGTCATCAGATTCCTCTAATGATACTTCAAAATATACTGAACTAGATAGAGTGTCACCTTCTGCACCTACGTCAACTAACACTGTAGCTTTTTCGTAGCCTTGAAGATCAACACCTGTTCCATTAGCTGCAGCAGTTCTAACTGCACTGATGATAGAAACAGCAGGATTTATATTATTTGATAGGTCTTGCATAATTTACTCCCTTTACGCTGATACTTTTTGTTTAACAACAGCTTCAGCTTGGATAACCTGTCCACCAACTCTTCTTCTAGCAATGTATCTAACATTACCTGAAGTAGCTTGTGTGAAAGGGTCTCTCGTAACAGCTAAAGCAACTCTGTCTACAATCATGTAGGCTCTTCTGAAGTCACCAAACAATACAGGATAAGTTCCTGCACCAACGTCTGGCATATCAGTAGCTTCTACATAAGGGTAGCCTAATATAGTATTAGGAACACCTGCTTGTAGAGACATACCTGCTTGGAATACATATTGTCCTGCAGTATCTTTTAGCTTTCTGATAGCTGATAAAGTTCCTCTATTGAAAACAAAAGAACCATTTCTGCCATACTCAGATTTGATGCTGTGAACCAATGTGATCAGACCATCAGCTAGTAATGTACTAGCATGACCTGAATTAGATTCGCCAACACTGCTATTAGTTAATAAACCTTCAGGCTTACCAACAGAGTTACCGCTAACAAATGCAGTACCTTCAGCTTTTGCAAATTGCTCTGCGAATTCTGATTGCATTTCCGACTCTAGATCAAAGACAGTATCTTCTAAGTTTTGCTCAGAGATATCCACTAAAGCGTAAAGTTCGTGTGCAGGTAGTTCCTCAAGACCTACTGTGTAACCAGTAGTTTCGGCTCTAGTCCCACTTTCTGCAACCCATGCTGCGGAGAATTGACCATCACGTTTAGGCACTTGGATTGATCTTTGTCCAGTGCTTCTTACTCTAGCTAGGGAACGAATAGGTGAGATTTCAGTTACAGTTTTTAGTAACTCTCTTACATATTCAGGTGGTGCTAGATATCCACCAGTGTTGTCATTGCTGACAGTTAATGCCTTTTTCTCTGCATCATCAAGACCTTCTAGTCCTTTTCTGCAGTAGGCTTCAAAAGCTTCAAGACCTTCATCAATTTGCTTGGCTTCTAATCCTGAGTTTGGTCTTCTCATGACCGTTTCAAGATTTTCTACCTGCTCTTTGATTCCTTCTTGAGCCTGTTTGGCTTGTGTGATCTCTTGGTTGATGTCTTCTAAACCATTCAGCTTTTCTTCAATAGCTTCAAGTTTTGACTCAACTAAAGTATCAACATTTTGCCCTTTTTCTAGTGCTTCTAACTTTTCGTCATTTGCTTTTTTAAATTCTTCAAAAGCATGACCAATTTCAGAAACAGCATTTTTTATATCTTCAGACATAATTGCTCCTTAGAGTTTGGTTATAGTTAATGTTAATTGTTTAATGGCTTCTACCATTTCTGCATTATCATCAACCTCTCGCTGAGTAAATGCTTGGTTTACAGCTTTTGCTGCAACCTTTGCTTCTGAACGAGATAAGTTGAAAGCATCACGCATTCCATTTTCCCATTCCCTTATGGATATTTCCTCTCCCTTTACCTGACGAACCGTAGCTTTAGGGTTCATTGGGAAAGTTACAAGGCTTATCTCCATTAAGTCTACCTCTTTGATAACACGCTGCCCTTTGCGTTTATCATAAGAAACCTCTTTAGGGTTGACACGAAAGCCTATACTTAGACCATCTAATGCACCCATCTTTAATAATTCATAGGCATCTCTGCCTGCTGTTGTACCTAGAGCCAATCTGCCTTTAACTCTTAGTCCATGACTGTCCTCAACTATCTCATCAAACACACCGATAGGCATATCTGATTTATGTTGGTATAAAAGCTTGACACCTTTTGTTCCGCGTTCTGCTAGGCTTTTTGTAAATGCACCAGTTTTGATAACGTCATTACCTAAGTCTGTATTGTTAAATACAGAACCATAACCTTCAAAAGTACCATCTTCATTATTGTCAGCTTTGATCTCTGAGTGTACTTCTATATAAGACTTTAATTCAGATATATTATCTTCACAGCCACAAGCTTCTTTCTTCTTAGGCTTCTTAGGTTTTTTCATACGACCACCATACCCATAACCTGACTCTTCATTCTCAAGTTCCTCTCCAGTCAACCTAGTGTAATCAGCGTGTGATCCACAAGGCATATAGACTGTGTTGCCATCATCATCATGACTATGTGTGCCTGTGCAGCCTATTTCTTCTGCTCTTGCTACTGCTTCATCTTCAGTAGTAAACACATCTTTGCTTACTTCTCTTTTTAAATCGTCATTCTGATTAGAATCTTCGTGGGAATCGTACTCCTCTGTACGGACAGCTAAATCAGGCTCATTAGATGTTAATTCACTGCTCATAGTGCTATCTCCAAATTTATCCCTATATATAGTATCTCAATGATTAATCAGACACAACATCTTGTTCATCAACATAAATTATCACACATCTACAATTTATATTATTTTTTGCTCCACCTTTTGGGTCTCCTGTGTGAGCCATAGATGCACCACCTACTATAAAATCTTCATTCATATCTCTAACCTGTCCATTTGCAATAGCGTGATCACTTCTTGTTCTTAAATCATTTGTGGCTGCCCATCTCTTTAAAAGCTTTGAACCATAGTCTGTTTGTACTTGTTCATAGTATTTATGATGTGCGAAACCTGCTGCATTGTGTGTTTCTGTCCTAGCAATAGTAGCTGCTCTAGTTCTTGTGATAGGTCTCACATTACGTTCTATATTCTGTGCTATCTGCACAAGAGTAAGTCCTTCTTCTCTACCTGATATTATGATTCGTTCAACTCTGTTTGATATTCTTGTAGTTACACCAACCAACAAAAGCTGTCTAGACCTATAATATTCTTCTATCAATGGTTCTAAGTCTACGTTTCTTCCAAATACCAATGCTTCTTCTTTTAATTCTTCTAGGGTGTTAGTCCTGTTATTTTCTGCATATAAGGTACGAAATATCCTGCGATAATGCTGTTGCATGGTTGGAATAAATTCTTCCTGCAATTCTCTTGCAGCAATAGTTTGATCAAATTGTCCAAACTCCCTGTAGAGAAATGCTTTAGTATTAACGAACTTACCGAATAAAGAAGTTAGTCTGCGAAAGAGTCCACGTTCTAAGTTATTGCGAATTCTTAGCTGTTTTCTTACCTCCCTCTGCACACTAACTCTTCCTCTACGGAATCTGCTAATCTGCTTTTTGGAAGGGATCATTTACTGCTTAATGGATGTCCTTGTGGAAATAGGTCTGTATCGTGCTTACCGCTTCTAAATCTTCCGTTTCTGAGTGCATATAGATAAGAATTTACTCTTGCATATGCCCACTGCTCTTCGCTGCTTACACTTGGTCTAACTGAAGATGGATTAGTACGATATGCTCCAACTCCTCTTTCAAACACTGCTGTGAGTGTTCTTAGATTTGTTTTTTTCGTAGCAGTGTCACCATATTCATCATTATGATCATCTACTTTCTTTTGTAGACCTTTCTTAACTGCACCAGAGACCGCTTTGTGTTCTGTTAGCTTGACTTCTATATGGTTATCAAGAGCCAACAATTTCTCTTCTTCCCTCTTGATTTGTTCTACTTTACGTCTTGACCAAGCAAAGCCTGCATCACCGCCCCACAATGCCCATGCTATTCTTCCTGCTGATGGATAACCATCCTCGCCTTGATCAAAGCCTTGTCCTTGCTTATCTACTTCGTGTCTAGAGAAAAAACTAAACATTCTTTTGACTGTGCTGATAGATAGGTTTTCTTTGTTCACTAACTGATTTGCTCTTGCAACACCAACTGCTGTACCGCCTCTATTGTGTTCTCTTCTCCAGTTTAAGCCTCTCTCTGCTTCTGTAGCCATGCTATCGGTAGGTTTTGTGTCTATATCTGCTAAAGCTTTTTCGTCCTCCTCTAAGAAGTCTAAATCCATATCTTCATCTTCTACATAAGCATCTAACTCTTCTTCAGCTACTGGATTTTGTGGTTCTTCTACATCATCAGATGTTATTGGAAATAGTGTCGCTGATATATAAAGATCATCTGCACCATCAATAGGAGATAGACCAATAGCTTCTCTAGCTTCGTTTCTAGTCATTATCCCTTCTCTGACTGCTGAGGTTACATTCTCATATATACGTTTAGTTCTTTCAGATAAGGCAGGTATTTTGTCTATGTCAAAACAGAACTCTAGATTCTCACCAAACATTGGTACAAGCCACTCATTAAAGTCTGATTCTAGTTTTCTCAAGTGTGGGATGATTGTCTCTTCATATAAAGCCAATCTTGCTTCAGCTACATTTGCATAAGTCTGTGCATCTGATACACCTACTAACTGGCTAGGCACTCCAAAACACATAGCTATATCTGTTGCTGCCATCTGTTTAAGATTAAGGAAGTCCATATCTTTAGGACTCAATCCCATTTCTTTCCAATCAAAATCCCCTTCTAATAGTAATGGTCTACCTGCATTGGCAGTACCACTAAATCTATTGTTAAGGTCTGTGAGTAATTGTTGTCTTTGTGACTCTGTTAGATTCACAGCAAATCCTGCATCATCTTGTGGTTTAAATACTACTGCTCCACTAGGTCTTGCTCCGTTACTAAGTAAGTTAATATTGTGTTTGCCTGACATATTATGTTGGTCAACTTCTATAGCTGCTGCAGACATGGGCGATAGACCATAGAAGTCATCTAGTGGATTCCATAGCTTTACGTGCTTGACCTCACTAAATCCTGTTCTTTCTTCTACAGGATATGTAGCTTGTACTCTGCCATTTAAAACATATTCATACCTGTCAGGTATTGGATTACTACCACCTTTGACAACCATTCTGTCAGGTCTCAACAGGTGTAACTCTTTAGGTGCGCCTACTTCTGATCCTACTTTAAGAATGTAAGCGTTACCGCTAAGTAATAAGAAACCAAAGATGCTGTTGAAGAACTCACTATGGGATTGCAAGGGATTAGGTCGGCTCAGTAGGGTGACGATAGGGTGACTATCTAAGACCTGATCTCCTGCTTTTACCATAAATGGTACTGCGCTAGCACCTTTGGCTATCTCGTTTACGCAACGAAATACGATTGAATTTTTCATGTAGCCTTCTTCGGCTAAATCTTGATAAGAGTAATTCTTTGACTTTGACGTACCCACTCCAAAATACCCAACCATGTTACCTACGTCTTTCTTTTCCGCAGGTTTAGGTGTGAATGCGTTTCTTATATTGTCCAGTATTGTTGCCATTAGCTAATCCTCCAATTCACCTCACCCCTAGACTTACTGAGTTCGGTCATTGCCCATACTAAAGCATCTAACCTGTCAGGGGAAGGTTTGGTTTCGCCTGTATAAGAACACATCTGTGATTCTAGTTCAGAAAAATATCCAACGTGATGAACTCGCTTCTGCTCATATAAAGCACTTATAGGCTCTGCTCTTGTGAGTTTACCTCTAGTTGCTCTAACAGACCTGTAAGGAATATTGGAATCTATTCCTCGTAATAGTCTTTCAACCAAGTCTCCACCATTATTTACTTCCGCTACTATTCTATCAGCTTGCCAGTCATAGTAGCAATCTATTGCTTTCCTGCCCCATTGATCAGGTGTGTAACGACCT